GATAGCGCTCATATTCTCACTAAAAAAGGAATTATGCCTTTGTTGGAAATCAATAATAAGAAAATTCCAATGACGCTTGATTCGCGGCTTCTTAAACTTACGATCGTCAATCCATTAGCCTTAGGTCAAGATCAAAAAGATGCTCAGGCCATTGAACAAGCCGTGGCCTTTGCACTACAATCATTCGGAGGATTAGGAGGGCTATTAACGTTTAATATTGCTGACTTGCCTGAAATTTTCTATGAAAAATTAGGTGTGCCTCAAAAATTAATTAATGGAGACTTTAAAAATTCGCCTTTAGTTAAACAACTCCTAAACAGTATTCAACAACAACCAGGCGGACAAGCGCAGGCACCAGGTGGCATCCAACCAGGCCCAGCCGGAGCTACGTCACCACCAGGGGCCGCAGCTCTCGGCATCCCAGCTGAAGTTCAAGCAGTGCAGAGTGGCCCATGAACAATATTGATTTAAATTCGTTAACGGAAGAACAAAAAAAATATTTATCACAAATTAATGAACTATTTGTTCATAATAAAACGGGTAAGAACTTACTCGAATGTTGGAAAAAGTTCTATTTTTTTCGGGAAATAATCATTGAGAATTGTCCCGTAGAAAGCGCACGACGCGATGGCGAGAATCGATTTATACGTAAGATTCTCATTAATATTGAGCAATTTAAACAACTCCAGGAGGAAAATAAAAATGGAATCAACAGAACTTCAAAATAGTGATACGACTACAGAGGAGAGTCCCTCTTTAATTGAATCTCCACCAGCTGCGGTTGGGGTTGCCCCGAATTCTCAAATTGAGGTCATACCCAGATCGCAAGAAGAGTGGGCTTGGTCCGAAGAAATTAAGGGAACGGGTGAGATGCCTGAATACTTTAAGAAAGAAAAATACAAAAACGTAGGAGCCCAAGCCCAAGCGCTAATCGCGTTTGAAAAACGCTTAGGGGGATTTACGGGCGCTCCTGATGAATACGAAGTTGAAATTTCAGAAGAATTACAAAAGACGGTCGATATTGATATGGAGAGTGAAGAGTTCAAAGCCTTTGAAACATTTGCACGTGAAAAGCATATGTCTAATGACATATTCAATGATTTGGTCAATAGGTATTTACAGAATTTTGCACACACAGAAGAAATACCCGAAGAGGTGAAGGAACAACACCGCACGGATGAGATGGAGAAACTCGGAGAGCGGGGCACCCACATAGTGGATGAGGTGAGTTCATGGGCGCGTAATAACCTCAGTGAAACTGAATTTGAATCATTTCGAGGATTGGCGGATTCAGCTGAAAATGTCCTTTTACTTCAAAAATTAATTGGTAAAAGAGCGCCGATGAAAGTCGACGCGAAACAAAATGCGACACCAGAGTTTAACCGAGATGACTTACGGGAGATGCTCAAGGATCCTCGTTACCAACAAGCCGTCCCAGGCTTTAGAGAAATGGTTGACGCAAAATATAAACAATTAGCCGAATCAGGGCGATTAGGAACCAAAAACGCGGTTGGAATGTAAAAAAAACTTCCAATTGTGTCTAAAATGTGTTACTCTAAAAGAGATGAGAGGGGTGTCAATCCTGTGTGGGTGCATCTACGCCGGTTACTGTCTCTCATCGTAGGATTACCACTTCTTTTCTAGTGCCCTACTTACAATTCATGTGAGTAGCGGCCTTCAAATTTCATAGAAGATTACCCGCAAAAACTGATAGGCGTCCTTTGGGACATTTATTAATTTTTAAACAAGGAAGTTTTCTATGACTATTTCTTTATCCAATGTTGCTGTAGAACAGTTTGCTGATATGTTCACTAATGAATATCAGGCCATCAAACAAATGTTGCCGCCTACAGTAATGAATAAACGCGGCGTAGTAGGTGATGCATGGCATGCATCTGTAGTCGGTCAATTCAAATTAGAAGATAGGGGAGCATTTCAAAGTGATATTCCCCCAGCAGACGTTAGTTATACGGATGTAATCGGAACATTTTTGAATAAGACTCGAAATTTACCCACGGACATTTTCCAACAAGGCGAAGTAAAAGCCGATGATCGTGCTAATTTAGCGCGGATTTCAGCGTTTGCATTAGCTCGGATGGAAGATCAAATCATCATCGATCAATGGGCAACCGATCCTTTAGTCACTAAAACAGTGCCTGCGGCGGGCGTTAACCTGACGGTTGAAAAAATAAGAGACGCTGCAGAACAGCTTGATCGTGATGAAGTTCCCCCTGAGGATCGTTTTTTTGCAGCCAATGTTTCGCAAAAACGCTCTTTATTGAGTGCGACTGAAACAACCAATGCGAATTTCAATACAGTGCGTACTTTAGTAGCTGGTGATATTGATACTTTTTACGGATTCAAATTTTTGTGGTTTGGAAATCGTTTGGAAGGTGGTATTCCAATAACTGGAGACATTCGTACTTGCTTTGCCTATCAAATGCGTTCTTCTATAGCAGCTTATGGAGTCATTATGACTGCTGCTAATCCAGGAGTTGCCATTGATTGGGACCCAAGATCACAAAGTTGGTTAGTTATTCCTAAACTGAGAATGGGCGCTAAAGTTATTCTCGGCGAAGGTATTGTTAAAGTCGATTGCGACGAATCATAAGGAGAAAATATTATGGCTTTTAGTAAAAACGGGATTGCTCGGATAGGGTCGTCTCAGGTAAACGGAGTAATTTTTACCGTGTGGGCCTATAACGGTACACAAGGTGCAATTAATGACACATTAGCGACCATTAATGCGTCAGGTTATTTTAACCCTATAGTGGGCGATCTTAGTCGATTTGATCGTTTACATGTAACTGGAACGGACGGCAGTGAATTGAGAGCAGTTGATGCCTTGACTCCTAACGTTACGACCTCACCTGGCAACGGAGCGGGTATCTTAACGAGGGATTTTCAACACACTACAGCAGGGGGATCTACGGTTGAAGTCGTGGTCAACCCTAATATTCTGGCATCTGATTCTATTAGTGCCACAGTGGAAGTAGTTGGACCCAATACGCAAGTAGCTGTTGCAGCTATTGCCGGAGCGGGTGATGTGACGTTGACCTTCATAGCTGATCCAGGTGTTGGTTGCGTTGTACGCATCCTCGCATTTAGCGGTTAATTTATTTGACCTAGGGGTACATGGGCGCTCCATGTTCAGTATTCAAGGATGAATTATGTCTTTAGTCTCCGGAGTGAGCAAAGTGGAGATCGTTTCACAAGCATTTAGTGAAATTGGGTCTCCACGCCCTATAAATGATTTAAATGATAATCCGGTCACTGCAGCTGCATCAAAACGTTATGATGTGATCAAGCAAAACGTTTTATCCGCCCATCCCTGGCGGTTTGCAATGCAGACGGTTGCGTTGATAAAGCTGGCAGAGGCGCCGCTCCCGCGGCAATGGGAATTTGCCTATTTATTACCCACTGATTTTTTATCTGCCTATCGGTTAAGACCCAATGCAAATTTTGAACAATTTCAAGATCGCATCTTAACTAATTTTAATAATGCAGGTGGTACAGATTTAATTCTAGATTTTGTTGGTGATACTTCGGAAGCCAATTTTCCGGCTTATATTGTAGAGCTTTTAGTGAAAGGGCTGGCCTCTTCTCTATCCATGTCAGTTGCTCAAAGCGCGCCGTTAAAAGAAATTTTGGTCCAAGAATTTCGCATGCAAATGAATATTTCACGCACGATTGATAGTCAAAGCACACCAAGTCCAAGATTTAATCGAGATGCACTTATTGAGGCCCATTTAGGAACGAGACATTTTATAGGTGGACGATAAATGGGAACGCTTCTCGTTCAAAATGATTTTACGCATGGGGAATTAGACCCCGAACTCATCGCGCGTTCTGATATTAGGCTTTATCACAAGGGTGTCAGGCAAGCACGAAATGTGGTGGTCAAACCCGGAGGAGGTGCGAAAAGACGTTTTGGGACCCTTTTTATAACAGAAATTATTGCGACAGAAGATCAATACACTTTACATGATTTTGAATTTTCCGAAGAACAGATTTTTTTATTAGTATTTACAGATATAAAAGTGGAGATTTTTTTAAATGATATACTTCAAGCAACTGTGGTTACGCCTTATTCGGGCGCGATTGTTAAAGAACTTAAATTTGCCCAGACTACTAATCTACTTGTTATTGCTCATCCTGATTTTGAGCCTCGCCAACTACGTCGTGGGGCTACACCTACTGCGTGGACTTTATCTCTGATACCCTTTTCTTTTGTGCCTGTTCATGATTTTGTAACGGGCACATACGATGCACAAACATTCAATCTAGCTCCCTTAACAATAGGGACCAACCGCACATTGACGGTAACTGCAGGGACATTTGTTTTTACAGATGCCTATATAGGTGGGGCGTTTTATGCTGCTGGCGCAAGTGTTGAAGAACCTAGCGGTTATGCTCGTATTGTAACTCGAACGAGCGCTACTGAAGTTAAGGTCAATATTATAGTGCCTTTTAGTTCTGCCCATCATCCTTATGAAGGAAAAGATTGTGTGGTGGCTGAAAAAGCATGGAGCAATTTAGAACCAGATAGTTCGGGTAATAGAGGATGGCCCGTAAGTTGTACGTTTTATCAAGACCGTCTCATTTTTGGAGGCTCACGTTCTTTACCCCAATCAATATTTGGTTCTCAAGTGAATGATTTTTTTGATTTTGATATTGGGACGGGTTTAGATGATGAAGCTATTATCGTTCAATTAGGCGGCAATAAAGTTAATGATATAAAACATATCATTGCTGACCGTTCCCTTCAAGTATTTACATTTAGTTCTGAATGGACTGTTCCACAACTTGAGGATGCTCCTTTAACCCCAGGAAATATATCAATAAAAAAGCAAACCAATCAAGGGGCGACGAATGTAGATCCGGTGGTCCTCGATAATTTCACTTTTTATGTTAAACGGGGTGGAAAAGGGGTGATGGCCTATCGATTTGATTTTGATAATGAATCGTATAATTCAACGAATGTATCTATAACTTCCACGAACTTAATTCGGGATCCTATTGATTCTACAATATTAAATGGTTCAACCTTTGACGACGCTAATTATTTAATGTTAGCCAATAATGATGGTACCTTAGCGGTCTATCAAACATTAAGTGAACAAGGGGTGTCGGCCTGGACGTTAAATGATACGCAGGGTGAATTTGTACGCTGTCAAGAAGTGGGCGACGAGATTTACTTTTTAATTAAAAGAACTATTGAGACCGTCGATAAATTTTATTTGGAAAAGTTAGATTTCTTTGTTTTTATGGATTCTCAAAAGACGTCTAATTTTGGAAGTCCCACATCAATCATTACCGGTTTAGATCACTTAGACGGTAAAACCGTTAAAGTGAAAGGCGATGATTTTGTTCAGCCAGATCGCATCGTGGTTAATGGACAAATAACGATCGAAGAAGCGGCGAAAAAGGTGGAAGTCGGATTAGGATTTGAACCCTTCATGGAAATTCTACCCGTCATCATTCAAAGCCAACAAGGCCCTACTAACTATATTCCTAAACGCATCAATCGCATTTTTGTTCAATTTTTTGAAAGTTTAGGGATCTTCGTGAATGGAGAAAATCTTATTCCAAATCTGCTACTTAACAATGTATTTACACCCGATACATTAACTCCTTCCGGAGAACCGCAAACGGGTTCTTTTCAACTGTATAACGAAGGGTGGTACATCAGTCCTCAGGGACGTGTCAGTGAAAAACAACCTAAAACGATTACGATTGAACAATTTGATCCGTTGCCAATGACCGTATTAGCGATTGGATATGAGGTAACAGTATAAAAACGTATTTGTAGATAGACGAACTGGGATCATTAGGACCATTCGTCGGGGTCTTGCGGCCCCTTGTCTCTACAAATACGCCGTTAGCCAGTTTATTATAACAGAGAACATAAAAAAAGGATTTCTTATGGGAGCACTTGGAGCTGCTGAAGCCGCCCTAGCAGGAATAGGGTTAGCCACCTCTTTAATTGGACGTCAAGAAAAAGAAAAGGCGCAAGAGCAAGCCATCAAGTTGCGTCTTGAAGCGCAAACCGACGCTACTCTTGAACGATCTACACAACGAGCCCGCCGATTAAATGAAGTGATGGCCTCTGCCGTTGCACGAGAGGGTGCCAGTGGATTAGCCGTAGGGAGCCCCTCGTTTTTTGCGATTGGTCTTGATAACTTCAATCAATTTGCTGAAGACTCAAATGCGGATGCACTCAATCTGAACTTTGATAAGCTGGCTGCCGCTCAAACTCAAAAATCTATTCGTCGGCAACAATTCTTTGGAAGTATGGGAGATATTACGAATGCGGGTAAAAGCATGTTTGATGCTGGAGTATTTAAAAGTACCTCTCCTAATAGCGCGATTGCAAAGACTCAATTTGAAGGGCCAGAGAATATTCCCGGACCTGAGCAGAGCGATCCTTTTGGGCGCTTATTTGCCGGGACAAATTTAGATTTTATACTATAGGTGAAACATGAGTAGAGGCATTCCCAGATTTAAAGCGACACAACAAATTACTCCAGCACCGACTTCAGAAGTAGCTGGAGGCGCTCAATCATTAACCCAATTGGGGCAGCGCATTCAAACGTTAGGCTCTCAACAATTAGTCAAAACAGCAGTCACAAAAGCCACAGCCGCAGGTGAATTAGCCGGAATAAACCCGGATTTTAAACTCGAACGATTCGGAGGGTTGGCAGGAGATGCCTTTAATAAAGCGGCCCTTCAAGCTAATCGTACGATGCTGGGTACGGACGTCATTTTAAATACAGAACGATTAAAGATTGAAGCCACAGACTCGAGTCCTGATGCAGCTGTTGCATTAAATAATTTTAATCAATCCGCGCAACAATACGGCGAAAAATTGATTAACCAAACGCCCAGTGCTAATAAAGGCTATATTCAAAATATGCTGAATTTTCATGTTGGGTCCGCTCAAAATGTAATGTTGCAAAACATCCATAAACAGCAAGTGATAAAAGGGGCTGCCCAATGGTTGCAATCTGACAATGCCTATAAAGCTTCTACCATCCAAGCCCTCAACAATATCAATTTTAACCAACCGAAAGAGGAAGTGCAAAAAGGCATAGCTGCAGCAGGTGCGATGCTCGTAGAACGAAATAAGGCAACAGAATTAGCGGCGGAAGGTGGTTTTATTAAAGAGAAGACTGCACGCCTTCAGAAACTCGATAATCAACAACAATTTAATATAGAAGCGATCACCGCTCAATTTAGAAGTAAATTACAAGAGGGTGGGGAAGCTCCGCAGAAATTTATTCAAAGTGTTGAAGATGCTTCTTTAAAAGGCCCCACGGCGGGTCCCTTGAAAGGGATGGATATTACTCAACGCAATAAACTTGCAAATTTATTACTCTCAGAGCAAAAGAAATTTAAAAATGCAAAGCTTCAATCTAACTTTATGGTTAACCAAGCTTTTAAAGATGAACAAGAGAGAGTGCTCAACGGCGCTACTCCTAATAAGGTGGTCAGAGATGCTTATCTTACCGCTTTCCCTGACCGAGGACCATTCTACGATACTCAGATTCAGGTCAATCAAGAGATTTCCCAAAATGTTCCCGTATTAAATGAGTCCTCATTTATAGAGCAAGACAAACTTATAAATTCTCTAAAACCGCGCGATCCCAATGCGAAGAATTTTGTACCCCTCGAGCATATTTGGAAAGGCACACGAATTAAGATGGACCAAGAAAATCACGACTACAAGGCAGATAAGGTTAAATGGGCGGCTTCAAATCCATCGGTAGTGGCCGCATTGAATCACAAAGCGCAACAGTTAAAGAGTGGCGTTAATTTTGATCTCATGCAATCTAACGGTATAAAGCCAATGTCCGTAAATCCAATAGATCAAATAGAGGTGACTCAAATAATGAAAGGGACACCGGTTAGTGAGATTTCTGTAATGACCGATGCGTCGGCAAACAATGTTGCTAATATGATACATTCCACCAGTATTGGCACCGGAATCAAAATACAAAAGCTCGATGATTTGCGGGACACTTATGGAGATCATTATACGCAGTTAATGCAGCAGTTAGTACGAGATGACAAAGTTTCTTCAATGGAAACATTTTTGACTGCGGTTAGCCCTAATGATCCTGATGCATCGGTTATAGATCAGGCGATCAATGTTTCGCCTAAAATTTTAAAAGATCAAATTGATAAGGCCCGCTTAAAAGATTATGAAACATTGACTACGGCACCGCTTGTAACGGGCCAACCAGGATTTTTCGCTAGGCACATTTTTAGAAGAACGGTTGAGAATAATCCGGAAATGGATAATTTTATTCAAAGTCATCTAGAATTTAATGCAAACGGCACAGATACATTTTTGGGTAATGTTAAAACATTTACGGATCACGTTGCATTATCAATGATGGTAAAAAATCATTCGCTTTCGGCGGCAGACGCCCTTAAGAATGCGAAAAAATTGATAGCGGGTAAATTCAATTATACTTTGATGGGTGGAAAAACTCAGCGTATACCCAAACAATTTGCGCCCGATGCTGTTACAACTTATGCAAAAGATTATGAGAAACGCCTAAAAGATTTTCCTTTTCCTCCGGGTAAGTTCCAAAATGGAGACCCCATGTCTCGAACCGAAAATTTAAAGGGAAGTATTTTGCCTGGGGGATATGTAGCTAATGGAGGCAATGATGGATGGCAGTGGGTAAGAGAAGATGGTACGTTGCTGCGCGATGGTAATGGACAGCCGTTCGGATTTAAATTTAAAGATGCTATTCACAATGCACCGATAAGCATAGCAGACTTACATAAAGAAACAAATCAATTACAAGCGCCCTCAGCAGCAGAAGCAAAAGTCCAGAAAATGCTTGCTAATGTGGGTCGAGGCTTAACGGGTGCATTTGAGAGGGCGAAAAAATGAGAGATAAGATAACCTCACCGTTCGATCCCCAAATCCAAGGGACACCCCTTCCGCCGGATCAACCCGTTGAGCAACCGGGACAAGCCCAGCAACAACGCGCGCAAGCACTTAAGACACAGCCGAGTGCAGTAGGATTTGTAGGGCCCGGTCCGCAAGGCAATCCAGCAACCGACGAACAACCACCCCTTGTGATTGGATCTTGGCAAAGTTTTTATGAAAATGTTTTTAACGATGTCACTACGGGTAATTTTTGGCGCGCATTGCGCACAAAACGTGAATTTGTAAATCAAGCTGATACGTCTGTACCCGTTCTTAATGAAGAAGACATTAAGAATTTAAAAGAAGGGCGCCCAGGTATTGTTTTCCCATCGGATGTGCGTCAAACGACCGCCGCTGCTATCGTGGAGGATTATGATAATGATAAACATCGACGCGATATTCTAACGACCATTCAACCCACAACGTCGGGTAAAATTACTGGGGCTGCAGGAACCTTTATAGGGTCAATATTAGGAAATCCCCTACAGACAGCCGCAGAAGTTGCATTAACAGATGGTATTGGGCTCGCCGAGAAATTAGGTCTGGGCCGCGTTGCATACGCTGAATCGTTATCCCGTAGAGCCGCTATAAATCTTGCGCGTGGATCTGCTGAGGGGCTGGCCTTTGGCGGAATTTCAGCTGCTGGCGATGATATCAAAGCCATTCAAAACGGTGAAGCAATAGACATTCCAGCAAATATCCACACAATTGCTACCAATGTGGCCCTCGGAGGCCCCTTATTTTTGTTTGGTGGATTAATTTCGGACGTGTTTAAAAAACAAAAAGCGTTAATGAAAAACCGTCGATTTTTTGGTAACAACGGATCGGATGATACGGCAACATCGGCTGCTAATGCTATGGGTCAAGGACAAGACCCTAATATAGAAATGCCTTTAAAAAATGGGGTTGCAACTCAAGTGGCGCTTTATCATAAGGACCTGAAAGAACAAAACGTAAGCCCAGAAAGTATGCATAATGCATTAGACGACGCAGAAAAAAATATTGATTTAAAAACTGATGCGCTTTCAAAGAAAATGGATGAATTTGGAGTGAGAACAAAAGAAAGACCATTCACACCCGACGAACAAAAAGAAGCGACAGGCCTAGGAAAGGAACTTCAAGAATTACAACTTGCGGCTAAATCAGTAGAATCTCATCGCTATATGCTTAATAACGAGGGCCTACACGTCACGCCGGCTGAAGTTCAAGAGTATGCAAGTAAAATTGATAACCCTCGTTTTGATTATGCGCAAGGGCGTGGACAAGAAGATGTGCCGCCGCAAGGCGCACCGGTGAAAGACCAAAAAACAAATCTAGAAGATCAGTATCCAAAGGAAGTTCAAGAGCAACTGTTAGATGGCGCTCCATTAACCGATGAACAAAAAAATGAACTGGACAATATCAACGAATCTGAGGAACGTAATAGAGTGTTTAAAAAAGCGTTAGCAACTACTATTAAATGTTTGGTAGGGAGTTAGTATGGCTGCAAAAGATTGTTTCGAAGTATTTAGGAATCTGGCCGGGAAACATTTCTCTAAAGCCGAATTGAAAGCTGCATTTAAAAGATTGCAAGACGAACAAGGCGCCGCACAAGATGCGATGGAAAGTGCTCATGATCGTATGACAAAACTGGGTGAGATAATAGGAAGGGAACAAGAAATGAATGACGCGCGGAAGGCGTTTGTTTTCTTTAGAGAAATGAAAAATCAACGCAGAGATTTAAAAACAGTGCGTGGATTCAAAAATAAAAACGGCGGTTTAAAACTGGGGTTATTGTCGGTCGAGACAGGAACGCAAAGAGGGGTCGAAGGTTCAAGAGATGGTTTACGGACAGAGATGATGGTCCTAAATTGTCAGTTACTCGATATGCCCAGAACAGAAATGAAAGAAGCCGGCGTCTTAGCTATATTTAATAGTAAACACTATGAAGTCCCACTGGCCGACGAAGTCATGGGGCTAGGCGTGGGGAAGGACCCTCATATGGCTACGTTGGGGAGCATCATTAGAAAAAATATGGAAAAATCCACCGAGATGTATAAGAAACAAGGGATTGAATTTGAAGACCTACCCGAACGTATTACCAGAAATTTTCACAACAAAGGGAAACTGGACCACACATCCGAGGATATTGTACAGCGGGAAAAAGACCTTTTCAAAATGAGTAAAAACGCCCGACGGGAGAAAGCTTATCTGAGATGGCGTTCGATCATTGAACCACTTTTACATCCTAAAAATACTAAAAGAGGATCAGTCGCATTAGAAGATTTAACCGAAAAAGAAAAAGATACATTTTTTAGAAAGGTTTATCAATCCCTCACCTCTGCACAAAGTTTACAGGCTACGGGTCAGTCGCTCCGATTGAGGATAAAACAATCTCGAGTATTGCGCTGGAAAGATGGTGCATCTATGGTGGAATATAATAGGATCTATGGAAAAGGCACATTACATGAGGCCATCTTAAGCGAATGGAGAACGACCGCTAAACAACTTACGTTGTTAAATCGAATGGGTGAAAATCCTGCACAATATTTAGATAGGCTTGTAAAGATTATTCAAAATGATCCCTCTTTAAAAATGAATATTACGCCCTTTGAGATGAAAGCCGTACGAAACACATTAAAAGCCGCTATGGGCACACAAGATGACCCAGCGCCTACGGTGGCCGGTGTTGGTGGAAATATACGGAGCGCGCTTAATATTCTCAAACTGGGCGCTGTGCAAGTAGCAGTTTTAAATGATGTCGTTCCAGTGAGTCAAGAACTCGAGCGCATTTATGGGAGTTTTTTAGGAGGGATGACGAAAGGCATTCAAGCATTTGCAAAAAATAAATCGCTGGCTGAATCAAAAGTTTTAGGTAAACTTTTAAGTAGTTATGCTACCCAGGAAGTAGGAATGCAGGCGCGCTTTTTCTCCAGTGGTGCTCACACAGGAGTACTGAGTAAATTACAGTCGCTTGCCTTTAAATACAATGGATTAAGTGCTTGGGATTCTGGATGGCGCCGTGTGATCGCAGCTGCTCAAGGGGAGCATCTTGCAATGAATCGAAAGTTATCATTTGAGGACATTGTAAAGATCGATAAAAAATTTGGTGAAAAAAATGTAAGAATTTTTAAAGCCTATAATATTAGTGGTGAGGAATGGGATGCGTTCAGGAAAGCGCCCATTAAGATGGAAAACGGTACCGAATATTTATTACCTGAATCGGCTGCCGACATCCCCGACGAGACGATAAGGGATTTAATGAAAAAAGAAGGACGCCAACGCATATCACAAACGGCGGTAGACGCTCGACGAGAGGCGCTGGCCGATAAATTCATGGGATATATCTTAGACCGCGTAGAACATGGAATATTTCGACCTGATTTTAATGACACAGCACAATTATTAAGAGGGACCACTTCGGGATCGTTTATGGGTGAGCTTGCGCGTTTTTTTGCACAATATAAAATGTATCAATTATCTTATATGAAACGTTCGTGGGGAAACGCTATCTATGGAGGTGGGGCCGACTCATTAATGGAAGGGTTATTAACATCCAAAGGTGATCATCGAGCCATGATGCAACTCGTCGTCGCCGGAACCTTTTATGGTTATCTTTCCGTGGTAGCGGGCGCTTTGATTCTAGGAGAATCACCACCGAGTCCTTTTAAAGTTGCTACCATTTTAGAGTCCATGATCAAAGGAGGGGCCATGGGTCTCTACGGGGATTATATTTTCAGACCAGCGGGCGGCTATAATAGATCGGTATTGGATAATTTGGGAGGGCCAGCCGGGGCCGAATTTCGGGACTTGTTTAACATTGGTCAAGCTCCCATTAATGGTGGGAAGATTACTCACATGGCTTGGCATTTTACAAGAGGAAATTTACGCAGTATGGTGCCGTGGTATTTGAAGTATATATCCGATGCTACATTCTTTAATCAAGTAAATGATGCTATGAGCCCTGGGGCAACTCAGCGTCACATAGCGCGATTACGAGCACGCGGGCAACATTATATTTTCCCGCCTAAACTATAATTAAACTAATTCCACGGAGGGAATGATGACTATTGATTTTGACAATCCAAGACGACTAGAAACTATTGCAAATGGGGTTGATGTTAATTTCCCCTATAATTATTTAATATTTCAAGAAACCGATCTTATAGTAACAGTAGATAAAATACTTCAATTTGTAAACGCGGATTATAGCGTAACAGGTGTGAACACCCAAGGAGGAGGAAATGTTGTTTTCTTTACAGCCCCTCTCGATACGGCTGAAGTTATTATTGATTCGGATGTACCTCAAACACAAACTGTTGATTTTGAAGTGGGCGGAAAGTTCAAACCTGATACGGTTAATTTTGTTAATGATAAATTAACGGTGATTGATCAGCAAACTCAAGTGCTCATAAGACAACGCGGTTTATTATATCCGGAAACGGCCTTTTTAGATCAAAATGGAAAAGATAATCTTCTTCCTATTTTACAAGCTCAAACTCTTACGGAAATTCCCATTTGGTCCAAAGATCTCAATAATAATATTATTGCGACGGTCTTAGAAGAAGCAGGGGATTTGAGTAATCTGCGCGCTGAATTAGCCTCTGAAACTCAACCCTCTCCGGGCGCTGAATTAGTAGGGTATTTTGATCCTCAATCTGGGCTAGGTACTACGGTTAATGATAAATTAAAACAAATTCAAAATGAATCCTTAATAGGTACTAATGTTGTGATAGGAGGCGATTTTGGAAATAATATATTTTCAAGAGGAACTACCTTTACTGCCATGACTGGCTCTCCATCTACATTTGTGGCTAATGGATTCTTTTTTTCATCCACCAATGCTCCAGCAGCCGTTGATGTTGATTCTAGTAGACCCAACGGCGGGCCGCCCTTTGCTCTATTTAACAAGCGCAGCACTTTTTTTTTAGAACTTACCAACCAGGCTGTTGTTACACCTATTGCAGCTGACGAAGATCTTGTATTGGTTTACATTATAGAAGGTTTTGACTGGGCTCCTTTGTATCAAAATCCTTTTGTGATTCAATTTGCAGTTAAGTCTAATTTGATTGGAACCTATAATATAATATTACAAAATAACGCCTTTGATTTACATTATGCAACACCGTTTATAATTAACGTAGCTAACACTTGGCAGAAAATCCAGTTATTAATCCCAGCCAATCCCGACCAAGGCGCGTGGGATTTCCAAGCGGGAAGAGGATTAGTTATTAATTTTGTGTTAGCAGCTGGAAGTGACTTATTTGGTCCTTCAAATGTGTGGGGACAAACGCTGGGTACGGATGTAGGTGTTGATTCCAATCAGGTGAATTTTGTAGAAACCATAGGAAATAATTTTAGTGTCCAGTTTTTAAATGTAGCACCGGGAACAGTTCCAACTCCACTTCCAATAGAGAATATAGCCACTGAAGTGCTGAGAGAACATCGTTATTTCCAAAAATCATATGATAATGGTATCGTTCCTGGAGCTGTAAACACGTCAATAATTAGATTCATAGCGCCACTGGCGGCCCCATTTACTACGCGCGACTTTCCCTTCCCGGAGAAAGTTAGAGAGGCCGGAACAGGGCCGGCCATTGTGGCTACTCTATTTAGTCCAGTTACTGGGGCATCTGGAATGGTGAGAAATATCACTCAGGGGGCTGATGTCGCAGTATCGAATGTTATCGTTACTGAAAGCGGAGTAGGTTTTGATTTAGCCGCTGGGGTCGCAGCGGGGGATGGCATTGAGCTTCACTGGACCGTTGATTCATCGATAACATAACTGGTATAATAAACCTGTTATGCATAACACCAAAGGAAAAACTATGAAAACATTACTAACGTTAACCGCACTATTTTTGTGCACTTCTGCTCTGGCAGCTATTCCACCAGTGTCGGAATGTAATCATTATTTAAAAGGAAGTTCCTTCGATTTTGAAGTTCTTTCGGACGGCAATCTAAGTACTCAATCCTTAAAGGAACTCGACCTGGATTTTAAAGGGACGTTTACGGCCCACATTAATACTTATTCTTATGCCACTGTTGACCTGGTTAAATTGACCAAAGATCACTGGGGATATGGAGCGACTGTTGGGGTTCAAGATACGTATCAACATTTTACTCCTTATGGAGAAGTACATTATTCTCATAATTATACTCAAGCCAAAAATGTTTCTGATCAAAATTTTGATTATAATACGGGTATTAAACTAGCTTATTTTACCCATTTAACCCCTTTTATTGAAGCCGACGATTTTGTGAATAGTAATCGGTGGTTCGTTAAGACTGGCGTAAAATATAAATTGAATGATCGCTATTATCTTTTAGCTGATTATTCGTCTCCTTCTCACATCATAGGCGCTAAAGTGGGTTTTGGAGGTGGGGTCCAATTCTAGTTACTCAGGCATGAGAGTAACTATCTCCCCGGTTTGAGTCCACCGTGAAGGGCTCTTTAATTTGTGGGAACTTCTTATGAATTATTTATTAAACTCACCTGAAAAACCAGTACCGAATCTCCAGGAGATGCAAAAAGATATGCGACAGGGGAAGTTCTACCTGGAAAGACTCCGTGTAGAATTAAAAATTGCGCTCGAGCGCACTAATAATCTCCCCTCTAAATGATAATTAAAACTAAAAATGACCGATTTAGTCTTAGTAGGATCAAACATTTTTCCATTACAAGAAGGGTAGATATAGCCTTTCCCCCGCTCGAAGTCTCACCTGAATATTTTCGTATAAATATTGAATTACGCAATGAAAAAAAAATTCAAGTAGATCTTGACGCCATCGAAATCGAATTAGTTGAGATGGGGCCTCATTAAATGTCCCCTATTTGCTTACCTTACAAATTCAATCCGCGTGATTATCAATTACGGATGTTTCAAAAATATTGGATAGAAGGGTACAGGCATTTTTGTTATGTCTGGCATAGACGTGCGGGGAAAACGCGCATGTGTATTAATCAAATAGTCGCAGCTGCCCACCAACGTATCGGTGCTTATTACATTATTTCCCCTCAATTAAATCAAGCTCGACGCAATATATGGGAAGCACGCGGAGACGATGGGATTGCCTTTATGGATCAATTCCCTAAAGAGCTTATCCACCGCATCGATAATCAACAGATGAAAATTTATTTTAAAAATGGATCCATATTTGGATGTGCGGGATCAGATGGGAAAAATTTTGATAAGCTGCGTGGAATGAACACACTAGGCTATATTTTAGATGAATATGCTACACAAAACCCCGCAGTGCGTGAAATTTTAATTCCTATTATTGCTCAAAATGAAGGATGGGAAATTATTATATCAACACCAGAAGGGCATAATCATTTTTATTATCTCTATAATCGTTTAAAGAAAAGTAAAACATTTATCACAGAAATGTTAACGGTGGATGATACCTTAAAGAATGATGGAAAGCCCGTTTTAAGTGCAGAGGCTATCCACCTCATGGTGGAAGAGGGCGGCTGGAGTGAAGAAAAAGCCAAGCAAGAACTCTGGTGTGATTTTAGTGCAGCCGTAGTGGGCGCTATTTTCGGCCGACAAATGCGCGGTCTTCAAAAAGACAATCGGCTTTATGATTATCCCATTATGAATGATGCAGCGGTCCATACAGCTTGGGATTTAGGTCAAAATGATTCGACGGCCATTTGGTTTTTTCAAAAATATCAAGATAAAATCAGAGTAGTTAATTATTATGAAAATCGCCTTCAAGAATTGTCACATTATATTAATGTAGTCCATCAATTCAGAGAAAAAGAAGGAATTGTTTTAGGGGAACACTGGTTCCCCCACGACGGAAATAATAAAGCAGGACCACGCAAAGAATCCTGGAAAATGCGCGCACGAGAGTTAGGTTTCAATGTTCGCATCTTACCTAAGGATGCCAAGAAGTCCCTCTCGATCGAGCGTGCACGCTCTAATTTCAAATTATTTCATATTCATCAAACCAATTGTCAGCGTGGAATTGATTGTTTATTGGAATATAAATTTCAATATAATGATGCTATGCAGCTCGTGGCGAATGAACCTTTACATAATTGGGCTTCACATGGAGCAGATGCCTTTATGTATATGTGTAAAATTATAAAAGATAATCCCAGTCAAATCATTATGAACCCCATGAAGAATAGGGTAGGGATGGGATGAAATATGAAAAGAACATTTAAAGAATATCGGCCGGCCTTTATGGTGGGATATGAAAATAAAACATACGAGGTAACAAATTTTGAAGAGGTCTTAAATATAAAATTTGTTAAACATTTTTCCGTATGTTGGACGGAATTTGATTTTCATTTTTATGGAGTTTCCCGACCTACTTTGCTTACTTACGAAAATTTACAAAGTAAGAAAAAGGAATATGAAGATTATTTTATGTTAGACGCATTTGGTATTTATGATAAGAACAATAAGGACAATATAGAGTTTGGTTCAGTGGTGGTAGGTTATTTATATGGATTTAAAATTGAAGATTTCCCCTATGAATTTATAGATTGTTATCGGCTACAATGGGAACAAATTCGTGAATTACAATTAAAGAAATTCCGGTTATTCTCCTAAGGTAAACTCTCCCTCATCTCTCCATCTTACTATCAATGTGTCGTTCGTTAAATGGCTCAAAACTTCATATCCAAATGGGATTTGGGTTACAGTTAATATTAAAACAGCCGCATGTTTATACACCGTATGATGAGAGACCGTATGCGTGATTTCATAAGATACAATTTTTTTTCTCAGAGCCCATTTTCTTAAAAAATAATATTTATAGTTACTTTTTAGATAATTATCTATTTGAGATTTAATAAAATTTGTGTAAATATTATTAAAATATGTAGGATAAAATCGCTTCACACTTACTGTTCTAATTGAATCGCATGAGGAAATCCGGGGATGTCAGCTTTAGGATTACGATAATAATTTGATGGTTTCAAATGTAAAGTAATCTTTCCGAGACTTGTATTATAAACACACTGAAGTTCTTGACCAAAAAGAACTGCGGAATAGGTATAAAAGGTGGTGGGCGTCGCATTGACGACTAATCGCGTATCTAATTCAAGAAAGGGAGGTACCCATGGATAATCTTTAACGCCGCTATTTCTTCGAAAGTCGATAACGGCGACGCCTACATGGGCCGCTTGATTTTCAACCACCATAGCTGGGGTGGGGCACTCAAAGGTATAAACCCTATTTGCTGCAAAAGAAGTGACGGACCACAGTAGAACCACAAACCCAAAAAGTTTTTTCATTTCGTTTTCCTTTTAAAGATAGATAGGGTGAGTGTACCCGCTGTCTTTCTCTTTGTAAACAGGTGCGGTGATTTATTTGAGTAAGCATTTTATCACTATGAGCTAACTTGTGTGAAATAGACACAAGAAAACAAATAAAGATTATAACCAATATAATACTAACACAGCCTGCGCCGTCTTCCATTTTAAGTATCCTTTCTTTTAATTCCCATAGGGCGCCCCGTGCTCAATTCCAAAAAAGGCAAAATAGTTAATTTACGGATCTTTCCCTGTTCAATCAGTTTATCACGATCATATTTTTTATAGAAACGAAAGTTCCCGCTAATTAATATGATAGAATTTTCTGGACATATCCAAATGTCATCTATTTTTGAAAGAATTTTATATCTTTTAAGAGTTAATCGATGCCTTTTACAAAATCCTTCTGGCGTTAATTTCCCTTCAATAAAAAGATATTCATTTTTCATCTGCTGGTTCTTCCTCTTCTTCTCTATTGTTTCTTTTTATGACTTCACAACGAATACTTTCATCAATATACATTTCAAAACGTTTCATTAATTGAGGTTTGATATGCTCAATATATTTTTCAGGGAGGGTGGGGAGCATTAACCCAATCTCTTTAGCTATAAAGAGTTGAATCAAACCGTTACAATATTCTGGAATTATACAACCCTCATACAGACTCTTTGTAAATTGTTTTTCCCCCTCTTTTAAAGTGGAATGAAAAAGTTCTGCATGGCTCTCTAGATGGAAGAGGGCCCACGCTTTGAAATAGGAGACATCTTGACGCGACATTTTCAAATAATCATTCATTCTTACTTCTCCTTAGAATCTCAAAACCGTGGTTATTTTTATAATCACGGTTTACATTACATTACCTTACATGACTTTACACCGCTCCACCATACATAATAAGGTGATACATTACATTACATTAGAACACCGTACTGAACAAAACTCCACACCACACCACGTAATAGGAAAATTTATAAAATCATATAT